GATTAATATCTTCAGCTTCATTACTATTTTCATTTAAATAATCTTGAGCATCTTTATCTGATTGAATTACTTGATCATAATTTAATAATAATTGTTCTACTTGATTATCTTTAATATAATCTCTATAATTAAAAATATATACACCACCTTCATCAATTAAATACAATGGATCGCCATCTATAACTAATTTAGTACGTCGTTTAATAGTATCTAATAAAATATTATTTGGTATTGATTGATTTAAAATATTAATTAGCTTTTTAATATTTTTATTGAATTTTTCAGCAACTTCTGCAATATTATATGTTGACATTTTAATATACCTATTATATATTAAAAATAATTTTCTTATTTAATATATAATATATTTTTAAATTATTAATTATGGCTAGAGGACGTGGTCGAGTAAAAATGGTTAAGCAAAATGTTGATCAACAAGGATTGAGTGATATGTTTAATCAATTGCTAGGAGATGAAGAATCATTAGATGTTGAAATTATTAAAGATAAATATTTACGTTTAAAAACAAATATTGAAAGAATTTATAAGTTATTAGAATCATTTCATAATACAATTTATAATAAAATTTTAAAAGATCAATCAAATATTGAATACTATAAAAATAATATTAATGGATTTATTCTTGATTGTAAATCTATTTTTCCAGAAGATATTGAAGATTCAAAACTTGTTAGATTTTATTTACAATTAAAAGAACATAAAGTAATTAAAGATTGTATTCATATGTGTAAAAATTTAATTGTATATAAAAAATATATTGAAAATAATGATAATTTATCAGATAATTTTATTAAATCTTCTAAAACTCATGAATTAGTTATTTTCCCATTTTGTAACTTTGATATTAAATATATTTATACTGTTGTTAAAATTGATGATAGTATTAAAAAATATTTATTAATTTTTATGAATATGTTATTTAATACTACATATGATATTTATCAAATTATTACTAGTCCTGATATTGATATTGGAGAATTTTCAGATATTATTGTAGAATCTATTAAAGAAGCAAGAAAAATGATTCCTAGATCTAATAAAGCATTTAAAAAAATTGAAGAATCTGTTGAATTATTAAAAGATAATTTTCAAAATTATTATAAAGATTTTATTACTACTAAAAATCCAACTATTATTATTGAAAATTTTATTTTAGATGTTTCTAAAGAAAATAGTGGTGAATTAGATATTGAATTAGCTAGACAATTTAAAAAGATTGTTATGTTTTATCAAAAGAAATCACAAGGTAAAATTAAAGATCCTAAAGTTACTCAACTATTTGAAATGTTAAATAAAAACTTTGAAATATTAAATGTAAAAGAAAAAGATGTTCAAGAATCTGAAAACGATTCAGATGAAAATTCAGAATCAGATTCAGATGAAAATATTGAAGAAATAGAAATTGAAGAAAAAGTTAATAAATTAAATATCAAAGATGAATAAATTTAATATATATTTTTTTTTATAAATTTTATAATAATATTTATATATATATAAATATTCATAATGTCTCTCTGTTTAAATATTATAGATGTTATTTTAGTAATTTTATTATTATATTTCTTTTATACCACATTAAATTGTAAAAATATTATTAATAATAAAATAGACAAGTTTATGAATAAGAATAAAAATTATAAAGAAGATAATGTTAATAATAAATTAAATACTACTATAAATATTAATATTGCAATTGATGCTATTAATACATTAGCTAATGCAGCAATTAGACCAATAGCTTTAGAAAAAAATAAAGTACAGCAAATTGCAAATGTTGCTAAAAAGGCCAGTAAAACTAAAAATGGAAAAAAGGCAATTAATAAATTAGCAAATGCCGCTACTAAACCAAAAAATGCTCCAATTAAATTAGTAAAAAAAGATCGAATTAAAGCATTAAATTCTATAAATAAATATGAATCTAATTCTAAAAAACAGAATATTAAAACAAAGAATGTATCAACAAATAAACAATATAATAAAAAAATTAATAATAAAATATCAGAAGTTGAAAAAAAAATTAAAACTAAAAATATTAATAAAAGTTATAATGATTATAATAGTAATATTTTAAAAAATATAAAAAATAATAATCATTTATTAAATGATAGATATAAATTGCAAAAAATGCATTATTATGATAAAGATTTACATAATGAAATGTTACATAATGAATATTTAAATGAATTAGATAATAGTAAAACTTTTAATAAAATTAATCTTAATATTGATCAAACAATTCAAACATCATCAGATATAGATAGTAAAATATATAATAAATCAAAAAAAAATCAAAAATTATTTAAAGATGCTAAAACAATAGCATCAAGATTTAATAAAAATTCATTAATAAATGATTACAAAAATGAATTAGATTATTATGAAAATGCTAAAACACCATGGTGGTATGAAAATTATTAAAAATTATAAATTCTAATCTCATTAGAAACTTTTCTACAATATGGACATTTTTTAATTAATTCTATCTTTTTATTTTTTTTAATTTGACATTCTTCAAAATACTTTTGTAATTTAAGTTGAAAATCAATTAATTCTATAATTTCATCTTTAAAAATTTTTGGAATATATATATTTTCAAATTTAATATATAAATCATATGCTATTTCATCAATTTCATATGTAAATCTATTCATATATTTATTAATAATTCTAAATTTTAATTTATTAGATCTTCTACTTTTAATAAAATTAAACCATTTTAATGTTAAATGAGAATATGGATTAATTGGCGCATTATTTATATAAGATTTATCAAAATATATATTATATAAACAACTTTGACATATACTATGATTACATTGATCTAATTTATATATATTTAATTCTTCAGAATCTTCTAAACATAATGGGCATTGATTTTTTTCTATATTTTTATTTAATAAAATTTCTTTATTGAAATACAGAAAACAATCACTACAAAATTCATGCTGGTTATTATATTTAAATTGTTTACAAACTATAAAATTTAAACATTTATTTTCCATTTTATTTAAATTATTATTATATTATATTAATTAAAATTTTTATCTATATTAATATATCCACTTAATACAGTTATAGCTTCATCACAAAATAATTCATAATAATTATTTAAATTGTTTTTTTTTATAGTTAAACCAGAATATAATATGTATTCAGGTTTATTAATATCAAAATTTTTACCATTATTAAATATTGGTAAATTTTTAATTAAATATGAATTTATATTTATTGGATAATTATTATATAAAGATATGTATTCTTTTTTTTCATTATTATATTTAGCAACATTTAATTTATATCCTTCATATATACATTTTTTTATTTTAATAACTTCTTCAATTGAATCTGTAAATAATGATATATTTTTATTATACATATTAATATTTTCATATAAATTAATATGATTATTATAATATGGATTTAAGTTCATATTAAATAATAAATCCTTAATAATTTCTTCCCTTAATTCGATTAATTTTAATAATTCACTATAATTAACTTTATTTTCATTACAAAATTCTATAATTTTATTAATATCTGTTTTATATTTTTCAATTATTAATTTAAATTTATAAAAGAATAATAAAAAATCTATAAACTCACATGATATAAATAATCTAGTTTTTAATTTATTATAATTATAATTATCAATATCATTATCACTATAAATATTATTAAATTGAATATTAAATGATTTAAATTTAGATTGAACTAATTTAGATTTACCAATTTGAATAAATGCGGCTATTGTAATTAAATCTAATATATTACAATTATAAATATATCCTGATAAAATCATTTTAATATTTTCAATTGATAAATTTCTAATTTTATTTACTAATAAACCTAATGATGTTGGATATCCATTTCCATAAATTATACCAGATATATATAATTTATATAAACTTGAATTAATAGATATATAAGTCGGTTTATCTAATAAATCTAAATTATATATATCTATATTTTTTTCAAATTTAATATTATCATATTTAATATTATTAATATTATTAAATAAATCATCTGTATCTATATATTTATTAATAATTTTACTATAATTTACAGTAATAATATTTAATAAAGATACTGTTAAATTTTCTGTATATATTTCAGGATATTGAATATCTATCATATTATCAAATGTTTCTTTTGTAAATATAGGATAAAATATACCAGGTTGTTTTCGCCCCACTCTTCCTTTTCTTTGTAAAACCATAGATTGTGTAGCTGGTTTTATAATTAATATATTAGAATTAATTACTGGATTATATTCTAATTGATTAACTAATCCAGTATCTATACAATATTTTAATGAATTAATAGTAATTCCCGTTTCTGCAATATTAGTCGCTATAATAACTTTTCTAGTAACTTTATCATTATTTTCTAATGTTAAATTATTTAAATCTTCAAATAATGCTTGATAATTTATATCTGATGATTTAAAAACTTTACTATCTAAAGAAATTGGAAATAATTTATTTTTTAATTGATTATTTAATTCTAATATTTTATTTTTTAATTTAACTATATAAGATTGACTTGGTATAAATACAATTATATCTGATTTATTAATTATATCTTCTTTATTTTGATTATCATTATGTATATCTTTGATAGTATTAATTATAGTATCATATATATTATTAGAATCATATTTTAAATAATGAGTATCTATTTTATGACTTGTACCAATAATTTCAAAAATAGTTTTTGTATTATAATATTTAGCATATTTATTTACATTCATAGTCGCACTAGCTACTACTAAAAATGGACATTTATCTAATGGTACTTCATTAAATAAAGTTTTAGTATAATAAAATATTAAATCTAAATTAGTTGTACGTTCATGAGCTTCATCAATAATAATACAACCATATTTATTTAAAAATATTTCTTTATTCATATTTTTTAAAAATTGTAATAATACACCAATTGTACAAAATAATATACCTTTTTCTAAAGGTTTTTTAATATATTCTTTAGTTTGGTATCCAATATTTTTATATAATTCTATTCCCATACCATCAGTTCTATTTTTTGCCTGATAGCTTTCTACTGATGAAATATCTTTTGGTATAGATATTGTTGTTAATATTCGAGGCTGTGTTACAATAATATTTTTTTTCATTTTATTAAAAAATCGTAAATAAAATTCGGTAGGGAAAACAGTACTTTTTCCACTACCAGTTGCTGATTTTAAAATAACTATTTTATCAGATATTGATTTTATAGAATTTGGATTTTCTATTCGTTTTTTAAACCAATTCATTACATAATCTATTCCTCTTATATTTGATATATCACTTTTTTTTTCACCCATATGTGGGATAATAACATTTTCTTTTAATAAAGTAGGTAATGACATTATATTTAATAATAAAATATATATATTTATAATATAATAGATATATAATTGTAATATTATTTAAATAAAACTATATCATGAGTATTAAAATTATTGGTTCTAATGGTAAATCAGTTAATTTAATTACAGATAAAATTCTAGAAAATAAAATAGATACTATTATTTTAGAATATGATTTATTAAAAGAAAAATATAATAATCAAATAGATAATAAAATAATAAATAAACAAAAATATAAACATTTAATTAATCAATTAATTAAATTATTTCAAACCGAAGATTTAGATTTATTAATCTTTTATTTAAATAGTACTAATAATATTAAATCATTTGAAATAATAATGTGGAATTTTATAGAAAAATTTGATTTATATAATAAATTAAATGATTGTATATTTAAATTAATAGATAAATTATTACTATTAAAAGTAATTAATAAATCTGAATTATTAGAATTAAATAATAATTATTATAATACTTTATTATTTCTTAATGATAAAATAAACAAAAATAATAATCAAAAAAATGATCAATTTTTAAAAATTATAGAAATTGAATTAAATAAAATTTCTAATGAATTAATTAAAATTAATAATTTTACTATTAAAAAAAATAAACAAATTACTCTTATATTTGATGATAATATATATAAAAAAGATTTTATGAAAAATTTAATATTATCTATAGATAATCATATATCAATATATAAAATTATAAAATCAAATATTTTAAATATTGATAATAGTATTAATATAATAATTGAAAATTTATATAAAATTTATAATAATTTATAATGGCAACTGCTGGATTATATAATTTATTAATTTTAGATGATACTAATCAAGATAGTTATTTAATAGCGCAAAAAAAAATAAAACAAAGGTTAATAAATATAAAAAAAGAAAAAATTAAAAAACTTGAAGATAAATTATATGAATTAAATAAAAAAATAGAACAATTAAATAAATTAAGTTATACATTAGTAGATACTAAAGAATTTGAAAATAATAAAAATGAAATAATTGAATTGAATAAAATTATTACTCATTTAAAAGATAATTATGCTGATTACATTAAACCAAAATCAGTAGATATCGATCAAACACATTTTTTATTTATTAATAATTATTATAAACCATTTGTAGAATTTTCATTTGAATATATTAATTCTACTGTAAATACTAAACCATTATTCGGAAATTCTATTGAATTTACTATTCCACCAGATGGTGAATTTATAAGTGATATGTTTATTTATCTTAGATTATCTGAATTAACGCCTTTAGAAGAAACTGATAAAGTACGATATGCTGAATATTTAGGACATAAGATTTTAAAAAATGTACAATTTATTATTAATAATAATGTAATAGATGAATATTCTAGTGAATATTATAATATTCATTATTTTATGCATGTACCTGAAGATAAAAAAAAAGGATGGTTAAAATGTATAGGTCAAGAAATACCAATTGAAGCAACCTTAATACAAGATCCTAATAATGATAATTATAAAGAAAAAAAATGGATATTAAATGGAAATCAAACATTAAAAAATAGTCATCCAGGTATTGAATTATATATTCCATTATTATTTTGGTTTAATAAAGATAAAAGATTAGCATTACCTAATAATGTATCTCAATATGGTAAAGTAAAGGTTAGAATAGATTTGGAAGAATCAAATAAATTAATTACATGTATTGATATTATTAATAATTTATATAATGAAAAATTTAATACACCTAATATTGAAGAAATTGAATTATATACAAATCATATCTATATAAATCCTGAAATTCAAGATATTTTTGTAACTAGATTAGGTTTTATTTTAGTTAGAATTCATAAAAGAATTACAACTATTTTAAATAAAAATAAAGATAAAATATTATTACCGGAATTAAAATTTCCAATGGAATCTTTATATTTATATTTTAGACCATCTATTAATGAAACTGGTTTAGATAATTTACAAACTTGGTATAAAAATTCAATATTAGATTTAAATTATATTCAAACACCTGTTATTTATGATAATGCTGGAACTAAAACTATTGGTTATAATAGTATTAAATATTATCAAGAATCACCAGTTGTTAATAATATAGAACTATTAATTAATGATACATCTACATATAATTTTAATGGTATTAAATTATATGATAGTTATTTACCATATATTTCTGATAAAAATGTTATTACTTCTAATAATAATATTTATTATTTACCATTTTCTTTTTATGAATCCAAAAATCAACCTTGTGGTTATTTAAATTTATCAAAATCTCGTGAAATATATTTAGAATATGAATCTACAAAAATAGAACAATATAGTCCTGTTAATTTATATATATATGCAAAAACAATTAACTTTTTATTAATAACTAAAAATTCTGCTAATTTAAAATATATAACATAATTAAAAATATATTTATTTAATTAAATATATATAAAAATGAATCGTGCCATTATTATATCTGCAGATAAATTAAAAAAAAATAATCCAAAAAAATTATTAATACAAAATTATATTAATGATTTATCATATAAAATAAATTCAGCAATTGACGATGCATATAAAAATAATTTAACGGAATTAATTTTTAATTTACCAATTTCTTTTAATATACCTTCTAATATTAATCATAAAGATTTTCAATTAGAAGTATATTATAATATTATTCAAATTTTAGAAAAAAAAGGTTATAATGTACAAATTAAAATTTTAAAAAATGATACTTTATTAAAAATTAATTGGATTTACTTAGATACTGAAAATTTAGATGATATGAAAAAAAAAATAAAATCCCTTATGTTTTAAAATTTTATTTGTATAACCTTATTTTTACTATAGTTTAATAATTCTTTACCAATTATTTTTTTATATACTTCTTTTAAATGTTTTACATCTTTTAATAATATATTGTGTTGAAATATTAATTCACCAGACTGTAATGCATTTAATACATAAATATCATCTGTTATCATAAATGAATGTTTAAATTCATCAACTATTTTATATTCATTTTTTAATTCATTTACACTATCTGACCATAAATAATCTATAAAATGATATTTTCTAAATATATTAATATTATATTAAAAAAAATAAATTATATTATAATATTTTATAAAATTTTATTTACTTTTCTAATTCTTCAATAGTTGGAAGATTTCCTTTATTTTTTTCTTTTTCTAGTTCTTGCTCTAATACTTTTTGAAAATGTTGAAATAATCCAAATAATTGCCCAAAGCTATCGATTAGAGTTGGAACTCTTTGCGAACCTTCTCTAAAAACTTGAATAATAAAAGCAAGTTCGACAGTTGTGAGTTGATTAAAAGTTGAATCATTTTCATAACCTTCTTTAACTTCAGTTAATCTTTCATTAATTGAAGCAATATCTTTATATTCAGATAGTTTAAATACACCTTTTTTAGAATAAAAATCAATTAATTCAATAACTGCAGTTACTAAATTTGCATTTAAGCTTAATTCTTGGCTCTTTGTTACAGCACTCATTTATAATTGATATCGATTTTAAATATAATTATTATATATTAGTATATAATAATAATCTTTAATTTAAAATTTAAAAAATGTCTGTATTATTACCTAATAAACCTACAAAGGTTACAATTGATGTTGGAACACCTTTAAGATCAAATACTGTTATTGGTGATTCTGGAATTTCTATATATGATAATAATAGCCCTAATACAAATATTACTTTAAAAACTAATAATAAATCTGCTTTATATATTAGTGATACTCAACGAATAGGTATTAATATTTCTTCAAATCCGACTAAAAGATTAGTTATTAATGATGAATTAGGGGAAACTATTAGATTAATATATGATAATACAAATTATGCAGACATTAATATTAATTCTGAAGGTTCTTTATTATTTAAAACTTATAATAATCAATATATTAATTTAATTAATGATACTAATAAACCAATATTAAAAATTAATAATGTATTAGTTGAAGCAAGTGCTGAACAATTAAATTATAATAAAATTACATATTTAGGTATAGCAGAAGCTAAAAAGGCATTAATTTTAGATTCAGGAAAATCAATTAGTGGTATTGAAAATTTTTCTACAGCGAATGCTTTTATTAATAATAAATTAGTATTAGATACGAATACATTTGATTATACAATTGATATTAAAAATAATAAGGGTAATTGTTTAAAATTACAAAATCTACATAATCAATATACTACATTTCGTATGTTAGATAGCGGTATATTAAATATTTATAATTCAACAAATATTATTGAAATCTTAAGTAATAAAAATAATAATTTAATTTATCCAATTCAAATAACTACAGAAAATAATTTAAATAATACAGGTATTGGTATTAAATTTAATACATATAATGATAATAATATTAAAAGAAATATGTCTACTATAGAAACTATTATTACTAATAATCAGGATAATTATGAAAATTCTATTATTAAATTTAATAATATGAATAATGGTAATTTAAATAATACAGTTACTATTAGAAATGATGGATATATTTTATGTAATACATTAATGGAATTATCTGATTCTAGAACTAAATATATTTTAGGAACTTCTAATTTTGACGATTCATTAAAAAAAATATGTAATATTAATACTTATAATTTTAAATATATTAATGATTCTAAAAATATTATTCATAAAGGTGTTATTGCTCAAGAATTATATAAGATAATTCCTTCAGCAGTTAATATTGAAAAAACTAATAATTTTGATGATTTACATACAGTATCTAATAAAGAATTAATTGGATATTTAATTGATAGTATAAAGGCATTAAAAAATGAAATTGAAAAAATTAAAAAATAATAATAAAATCTGATAACTTATTGTTTACTTTCCTTAATTTGGAAATCTTTAGATGACATTCTTAACATATATAATAAATTAGACATATTTTCTATAGACATTCTTTGATATATTATTACTAAAATAGCTATAAATAATAATATATAGAATATAAAAATTTGATTATTTTTTTTATATAATTCTTGATATTTATGATGTATTAATTGTTTATAATACGAACATTGGCTTGATAAATTATTACATAAAGTATTTTTTTCATTTAACATTTTATTAAAATACATTTTATTATAATAATTAGATTGAGATTGTTGTGTATTATTTAAATCTTCATCTATTTCATCTAATATATTTTCTAAATCATTATTAAATGCTTCTTTTCTTTTAATTGGATATACCATTTCCTTATAAAAAGTTTCATCAAATTCTACAGGAGGTGGTGGTTGAAAATAATCATATCCATATTCCACAAACATTATATTTTATTTAAAGTTTAATTTTTATATATTAAATAATAAAATTTATTTTTTATATATTAAATAGTAAGATTTATTTTTAAAAAAATAATAATATGGTTTCTAATTTTATTTTACAAAATATACTTTTTTTAAAAGGTATTACTTTAGATGATATTATAGAGGTAGAAGACATTTATCAAAAGGAATTATTAAATAATATTAGTAATCAAAGTATTAATAATGAATTAAACGTAGTTTATGAAAAAATACCTAAACATTTTATTAATTTTGATACTTGGATAAAAAGTACTAATGTTAGATGTTGGCATTGTAGTTTAAAATTTAAAAATACACCTTGGTTTATTATGTTAAATACAAATTCTACATCTGATGGTATTAAATATGATATACATGGTAATTTTTGTAGTGTTGGTTGTTTACAAGGATATGTAAATATTTTTTATGATTCTAGAAAAAATTTTGATATTTATGAATCTGTTAAACAATTATATAAATTATTTTATAATAAAAAAATAAAAGAAATTAAAGAATCGCCTAATAAATATAATTTAAAAATTTATGGGGGTGAATTAGATATTCAAGATTATCAAAAAGAAATTCAAAATATTAATAATATAAATATTAAAAATGGTTATTGACTTTCTATAAAATATATATATGCTAAAATTTGCATAAAACTATCTGCTAAATCATCTATATTCTTTTTTTTTATTTTTTTTATTATATGATTTAATTTATATTGATCTAAAAAATATAAAAAATTTACTTTTGTATGGTTCTTATTTGCAATATAATTATTATTATATTTTTGAATAAAATAAGAATGTTTTAAATTTGATGAAAAATATAATTTATTTTTATATAATGGATTCATTATATATAATTTATAATTGGGTATATTACTATATTCATATATAATTTGATTATAGATAGTTCTCGATTTTTCATTAAAACTTGGTTGGTATTCTACTAATACTGTAATATTTTCTATATTATTTTTATTTTTTATATCAATTATTTGAATATTTAAATTATTTAAATATTCCTTTAATTTTTTAGATCTATCTATTAAAGTAGTTTCTCTCACTTTTTGTTGAGGAATTAAATCTACAACTTCATATATATAATAATCAAAAATATGATTTAATTCTTTATTTAATTTAGTCATATTCATTAAGGTATTTTCATAATTATCTGATTTAATTTTAGTCTTATTAAGAATTTGTTTATATTCTTTATCAAATTTTATTAAAGATATTGCTAATGATTTATTAGCAATATCAAATGATAAATAATACATATTTATTATATTTTAAATTTTATAATATCTAATATTATTAAAATTTAAATATAAATTATAAATTAAATATATATTTAAATAAAAAAAAAATATTTATCATTTATGACAGACGATTTAGAAATTAGTGATGCAAGTGCCTTATTAGGTATGGCAAATTTATTAAATAATTCTGAAATTGATAATTCTTTAAAACCTAAAAATATAGAAAAAGAATTAATTCAAAATTCATTAGAATTTGATTCTCTTATTAATCATAATGATGAATTAATGAATTATAATCCTATTAATGAATATAATCAAGTAATTGATAATATAATAGATAAAAATGACGGTAATGATAGTGATATCTATAATGATAATGATAATGATAATGATAATGATAATAATAAAGATGATGATGCAATATCAGAAATTGATGAATTGATAACAATGTCTAGTAATAATAATAATTATAATAGCAATAATAATTATAATAATTATGAATCAAATAGTTTTTCATATAAATTAACAGAAGAACAAAAAAATCAAAAATTAGTTGATTCTGTATTAGATGTTCGATCCGAATCAAATACTTCTTATAATAATGCTATGACATTTAATATTGATGATGAAAATCGTGAAGATTTAAAGGTATCATTATTAGAAAAAATAGATAATTTACTGGAAGAATTAGAAGATGATGGAATATCACTAGATAAAATTCCAAGAGTTGATTATAATACTGATCTAGAAAAAATAGAATATGTTACTAAATTATTAATGTTAAAATCAAATCGTAATAGATATGCATCATTAGGTGAAGAGTTTATATTAGCTATGGCTAGTGGTTTAGAAATGGTATGTAATGGAGATAGAGAATTTTTTGGATTAAGACCTGATTTACACGGTTATTCAGATGTTGTAAAAGTTAAACTTAGAAGATTACGTAATGAAACTAGTCAAGTAGTTGGAAATGTTGTTGAAAAATATGAAATATCTCCATTTACAACTTTATTAATTGAATTAATTCCTAGTTTGTTTTTACATTCTAAAAGACGAAAAAATCAAATTAGTGATAATTTATATAATGATTTATCTGATGATATTAATGAAATTAGAAAATATAATTAATTTTATTATATTTTTTTTTTATTTAAAATTGAATTTTATTATATATTAAATATAATTAATAATAATAACTAAAAATTATGGAATATACAATTTCAGATTTAATTTTATCAACAATTACAGTTGAAGCTAAAATTTCAAATATTAATTTTAAAGAAAAAGAATTAATTGAATTATTATCATTAGAAGATAAATCAGATATTATTAAAATTGGATGTAATTTTAATGAATATATTTCAGATACATATTTAGAATTAACTAAACCAGTTAAAAAATCAAATAGAGGAAGAAAAAAAAAAGTAAAGCCTTTATCAAATCGTAAAACTCAAGGTAATGGTAAATATTTTAATAGCCAAATTACTTTTACAATTTTAGATTCAATTGATAAAAATAAATTTTATCATTTAAAATTATTTACTAATGGAACTATTCAAATTCCTTTTGTTTGTAATGAAAATATTGAAATTATTAAACCAATTATTAATAGTATTATTAAAAAAATAGAAAATTTAAAAAATATTAAAGTAGATTCTGATAAAAATATTGAAATTGTATATATTAAATCTATTATGCGAAATTATAAATTTAATTTAATTGAACCTGAAATTTATATTGATTTATATAAATTTCAAAATATTTTATTAAATTATAAAAATGAACAAAATGATTTAGATATTTATAAATTATATAATTTAGAATTATCGTTAATTAAATTTTTCCCTGAAAGATATACAGGTATTATTTTAAAATTTAAAACACCAATTCCAGAAAATCAAAATAAATTAACAACAGTTAAGATATTTTCATCTGGTAAAATTAATATTGATGGTTCAAATTCATTAAATGAATCTAATAATATTAAAGAAATTATTTTATATCTTCTTAAAAAAAATAAAGAAACTATTTTATATACTAAATAATTTATTATTTTATTATTAAATTATATTTTTTTTATTTAATAAATCTAATAACATATATAATAAAGCTAATATTACACCATTTATAATTAGTCCTTTTGCTAAAATTTTATCATTATTATGATCATATACATTATTAAAAACTTTAGATAATACATTCTCTATAAATATATCTAAATTTAAAATAATATATAGAAAAAATAGTATTATACCAAGTTTTACATTTGTTGTTTGATATACTTTATTACTTACTTGAAATAAATCTCCAGTTTTATTTTTTTTATTTTCTTTTTCTGTAAAATCTTTTTTTTTAATATCCTTTATATTAAGTTTTTCTGAATCCATACTATTTTATATTATAAATATATGTAAATTTTTTCGTTAATATAATATTTAAATTTGTATATATTATTAATATTATAATTTACTAAATTTAATAATATTTTTTGTTTATATTTATTAGTTATATCGTAATAAAATATATCTAATAATTTATTATATATCTCTTTTGATATTATTAATTTTTTATTATCACAATAATATGATTTATTTATATTATTACATGATGCTAAATCCAATATTTGTTCATTATTATTTATATTTTTATGTGATATTGTTTTTTGTAAAATATCTTTGATTTCTTTAATAAAATCATTTTTATTTTTATTTAATAATTCATATAAAGATAAATTATCAAAGTTAAAAGTAATATTATTAAATTTTTCTATTATTATTTTTTTTAATTCCTTTATACCTTTATCTTTATTTTTTATTGATATATTTTTTAAAAAGAATATAATTTGATTATATATCTTTAATTTATATTGAAATTCTTCATATAAAGTATTATTAAGGATTTTTAAATTTATTTTATTAATTAAATTATTAATTTTATCATTTTTATGATAAACTATAATTTTATTAATATCTAAATTATCTAAATTAGATATTATATATATTAATTCGGTTCTTAATTTCTTATTTTTTAATTTATAAATTTCTTGAATTATATTTATTAATAATAAATTATATATATTAGTCTCATAAATTGCTTTATTTAATTCTTTAAGTCTAGTATCATTATGTTCAGTATCGTGTAATAAAATATCATTAATTTTTAATGGATTATAATAATATATTTGATAGTAATTATAATATTCTTTAATATTTTTATAATTTGAATGATGAATAATTTTATTATACATTTTTGAGTTATTATCTTCTAATTTAAAACATCTAGTTAATATTTTTATTAAATCTGTTTTATTAATTGTTTGTTTTTTAATTACTTTTTTTAAATTATTAATTTCTTTTTCTAAATATTGTTTACTATTAGATAAAGTAATATTTTCATTAATATATAAATTTAAATTATTACTACTAAAACCTATAATTTTATCATTATATATTATAAATTTATTAATATAAATGTAAGGTATTAAATTTAATTCTTTAAATTTAATTGTTGAATTTTCTAATAATTGCAGTTCATTTAATATAAAAACATTATCATTTTTAACATTATTTATTAATATTTCATTACTTAAATATTTATAATATATATCTGAATATTTATCTTTATTTTGATTATATATAAATGTATTTAAATCTACTATAAAATTATATAAACTAATAAATTCTAATTTATAGTCATTATTAAATATTTTATAACTATATTGATTATTATGTAGTAATTCAGAATATGTTATATTACTTAATATTTGAGACATAACATTACAATAAATATATTTATTATGTTTATTTTTTATTAATAAAGCATATACTTCATTTTTTCTATTTATATAATATTTTTCAATATTATAATTTTTATTATCAAATATAAATTTAAATATTATATTAATATTTAAATTATTTAAATTATTATCTAATTTAGTAGATATTATTTGTTTAATAATTTGTATAATATTATCATTATAATTAAATAATCTATATTTAATTATATTATTATTATAATATTCTTTATAATTTAATTTAAATAATGGATAATAAATAGTATTATTTTTATATATTCTTTTAATTATAATATTATAATTGTAATTTTCATTATTAATTATATATTCATTGATATTATATATTCTTTTTGGTAAAATTAAATTTAAATTATCATTTTCGTCTTCTTCAAATATAATTGAAATTATACCTAAATATTTTGCAATATCTATAAATAATTCATTCCATTTTGTAAATTCATAATTAATATTTTTTAATATAATTTTACTTTGAAATATATTATTATATACTATTAAAAATGAAGTTAAATTTTGATAATATTTAATTAATTTACCGTCTAATAATAATGGAAATATATTAGGATTTTTTATTAAAAAATATTTAATTAATTCAATAGTATCATTAATATTTTTATTTAATATCGTAGATATAATAAATAAAATTCCTATATTATTTATATTAGGTAAATTTTGATTAATACCATATATATAATAATTATAAACTATTCCGTTATCGGTTTTTGATTCATTTTTATATGATTTTTTAATTATATTTTTTAATAATGTTGGTATTTCCATTAATCTATTATTTTCAATTAATATTTTATTTGAATAATTAATGATATATCTGGATTTTCCATCTGTTTCAATTTCTAAATTTTTTTTATCATAAATATAATTTTCTAAACATTGATTATGAATACTTTCATATTTAGATTTAATTTTAATATTATCCATTGATTTTTTTTTACAACATGGAATACAATAATTTTGTGGATGTAAATTAGTTAAAAATTTAACATATGGATATTTTTTATTAGGACAATGATAAAATTCTTCTTTACTATTTGTAAAATTCCAATATTTGATATAATTTTTTATATTTTTATTTTTAATTTCACTTTTTGTTATAATTTCTGGTTGTTGTGATGATTGACATTTTCGAGAATATAAATTTTGTGTATTTTTTTTATTTATTACATATAATATTGGATCTAATTCTTTTAATTTTTTTAATTTATTATCTTCTTTTTTTAAATTTTTTTCTAATTTATTTGATTTATTATCACTTAATGAAATTATATATAAAATAATATTTTTAATATAATCTATTTCATTTTTATTTATATTATTAATTTCGATTTTAATATCTTTAATTCTATGATATATAATAATTTTTGGTAAATTTAATAATTTATTATATTTTTCTTTTAATTCAGTATCTAGATAATATTGGTAATAATTATTAGTATATTTATCAAAATCAATATTATATAATGATTCGTAATCTATAATTAATGTAGATAATTCTATAATATTTAAATTATAATCAACATTAACAACATTATATAAATTTGTTGAGGAATATAAATTTATTTGTTCAATTAATTTTGAAAAATCTTCATTTGAAAAAATTTGATTATATAAAATATTAATATTAATTTTATCTAAACTTAAATTATATTCAGTAATTTGATAGAGTTCAATATTATATTTTTTATTTAATTCTATAATAAATTTATTAACTTCTGATTGAATAATATTTGTAAAATCTTTTATTTTTAAATCTAATAATTCATTAATTATTAAATGAATATTATAATTACCATATTCATCTAATATTATATATAATGGTATATTTTCAAGATTATGTTTATTACTAGATATATATATTAAAAATACTAATACATTTTTATCATAATTATTGGATAATAAATATAAATTTTTATTTGTATTTTGATTTAATATATTTATTTTTTCATAATATATATATTTATCTGATAAATATAACTGAATTTCTAATTTTTCTAGATTACTAATTTTAATTAATTCAATATTATTAAATAATTCTTGTAAATTATAAGTTTTATTATTAATATAACTACTAATTTTATATAATAATCCTTTAATATTTTCATTAATATTATATTTTAATTTATGATCTTGAACTAAATCATTTAAATTATTAATTTTATTTAATATATTATTTTTTTTTATATTTAATATTGGATAAATATCAGATTTAGATTCATCATTTAAATATAATAGAAATAATTCAATATTATACATTGGAAAATATTTTTCAATAAACCCATAAAAAATAATATTATTCATTTCATTATCTTGATTTATCTGTTGTAAAATTAATTCTTTATTTTGTAAAAAATCATCTAAATTATAAACATCTATTTCATTTTCTGTATAAATATTTAATACATTTTTTAATCTTTTAATTTCATCATGTGCTTTAATACTATACAAATTTCTATTATTTACTAAATTAAAATCAATAAAAATATTTTCAATATATTCCAATGAATTAATATTAATATTATTTAATATTGTATTAACTTGTAATGATAATGATATATTTTCATAAGAATAATCAATCAATTCATACTGTTTATTAATTTTATTATTTAATTCTATATGTTGATTTTCAATAGATATATTTGTTAAATAATATATTAATTCTTTTAAATTTAATATTGTTAAATTTTCATTTAATTTAATATTATTTATTTTATTTTCTTTTTTAGATAACTCTTTATCTATTATTTTAGTTTCTATTTTATCTGTTTTTTTTTCAATAATTAAATCATTTATAGATAATGTATCAAATATATCTCCACCTTTTTTAGTTAATTTATAATCTATTATATATTTATTCTTTATTTCAAACTTTTCTAATTTATTATCTTTATAAATAGGAATTTTATAATTTATAATTAATTTCATATTTAATTTTTATATTTATATATATATTTATATTTATGTATATTTATTTTAACATATCTATTATTAATTAATATAAAATTTAATATGACTAAAAAAAAAACATTTGATAATTTTAATGAATTTAATGTATATTTAATTCAAAATTTTATGGATTTAAAATTTATAGAATATGTTGAAAATATTCATCATTCATTATTTAGACATATTAAATTACAAACTATAAAATTTTTATTATCATTAAATGAACAAAATGATGAATATTGTATTGATGATATTATACTTCACACGTATAGTTTAATTAATAATATTAATGATAAAAAATCAATAGAAGAATTAATTAATAAAAATAATTTAATACATGATAAAGATTATAGAGTTAGAAAAAAAAATAATAAAGAAAATAAACAATTAGAATTAGAATATAAATTTACACCATATGCTTTTAAAAAATTTTTATTAAGTAGTAATAATTTATATATAGAACTTTATTTAGGATTAGAAAAATCTATGTTTTATTATAATCTATATCAAATTAAATTAAAACAAGCATTAAATGCTGTTGTTAATGTTAAATTAGATAAAATCTATGATGAATTAAAAAATAATAAATTTATTTCAATTACTAATGATACTTAATTATTATAAATATCCGTAATAGATCTTCCAGATGCATCATTTAAATTACTATTTTCTTTTAAGTTCATCCATTTTAAAGCTCGTTCTGTAGAACATGCAATTGATTTAATATTATGGTCTACTGTTTCAATACAATTTTTATGTGGAAAAAATTCTTCAAAAATTTTTCTATAAAAATAGTGTTCTTTACTTACTGGTGTATTTAATGGATATTTTTTTTTTCTATTTTTAAATTCTTTATCTGAAATTAATGATTCTGCGTATGCTTTTAATGAATCAATCCAATTTTCTTCTTTTGATGAAACTGCATCTGAAAATTGATCCTTTTGACGCCATAAAATTTCATCTGGTAAATAATTATTTTCAAATGATTTTCTTAATATATATTTTTCAATATTTTTATTTTCTTTTTTAATCATTTTATAATCTGGATCAATATTCATAACATAATCAATAAAATCTTTATCTAGAAATGGAACTCTAATTTCAATTGTATTAGCCATACATGATTTATGAGCTCTTAAACAATCATATTTATGTAATTTATTCATTTTATCAATTAATTCTTTTTGAAATTCTACTTTGTTTGGAGCTTTATGAAAATATAAATATCCTCCAAATAATTCATCAGATCCTTCTCCGGATAATAATACTTTAATATTAGTATCATCTTTAATTTCTCGAGTTAATAAATACATAGGAATAGATGCTCTAATTGTTGTAATATCATATGTTTCTAAATAATATATAATATCTCTAATAGCTTCTAATCCATCTTCTTTTGTAAAAATATAAGCAGTATGATCTGAACCAAGATAATCTGCAACTTTTTCTGCTGCAATAATATCACTAGCATTTTCAAATCCAATAGTAAATGTTTTAATTTCATTATTAATTATATTTTCTCTTTTTAATTTACACATAATTGATGCAATCAATGAACTATCTAATCCCCCAGATAATAATATTCCAATAGGTACATCTGATAAAGTATGTGATAATACTGATTTTGTTAATCTCATTTCTAATTCTTCTTGATTATATTTATTGCTGGGAATATATTCATAGTCTTTCCATTTAGTTAAATAACTATTATAAAATTCATTATTAATAAATACATTACCTGGTTCGAAAATATGAATATTATTTTCTGAATGTAAATCTAATAATGCTTTCATTTCAGAACTAAAAATAATTGTTTCTTCATTTTTTAAATAATAAAAAGATACAATTCCAATATGATCTCTAGCAGCGATTAATAAATCTTTTTTAATATCATATAATACAAAACTATACATTCCTTTAATAAATTTAATAAATTGAGTTCCATATTTTAAATATAATGGAATAATAATTTCTGAATCTGATTTTGAAATAAATTTATAATCTGGTAATTCCTTTTTAATAGAATTATATAATTCATTATAATTATAAATTTCCCCATTAACTATAATAATAATTTCATTATTTAACATAGGTTGTTCACCATCTTTTGATATATCATTGATAGCTAAACGGTTATGATACATAAATAATTTATTATTAATAATTTTTGAATTATTAGTATAACCTCTATGATTTAATGTTTCACAATTTTTATTAATTTTATTAAAAAATTCTTTATCTGATAAATTAAAGCCTTTCTTATGATAAATACATAAAATACCGCACATTTTTAATATAAAATATTATATTATATTTATAATTAATTAATTAATCTTAAATATGAAAATATTTAATATTATATATTAACTTATTTACCTTTATAATATCACCTACTATTTTACTTTACAATGACTGATGAAGATATAAAAACTGGTATAATAATATTTTTAACGATATTATTCTTTTATTTTATGTCAGAATATTTAATTCCAGACTCATTTATAGATTATAATATAAATGGAAAAATATATAAAGTCTTAGATAATGATACAAATTCAGTAGATGCAGCTATGATTTTACATAAAATAGATACTAATTTAATTAATCTTATTGATTTTATAACAGATAAATATCAAGATATAGATGAAATGGATATTCCTGAGAAAAAAAAAGATATAATTAAAGTTATTGTTAAAAGATTAAACAAAACGTATGAATCAGATTCTTTAAAAGAAAATTTTCCAAGTAAACCTGGAAAAGATGTATCTTATAATTTAAATAAAGGAGATTTAATTTCATTATGTTTAAGAGATTTTTCTAAACCAACAGAATTTCATCAATTTAATGATATATTATTTGTTAGTATTCATGAATTAGCACATAGTTGTAATATTAGTTATGGACATGATTTATCCTTTTGGTATATATTTAGATTTTTATTAGAAAATGCTATAGAAGCTGGAATATATCAAAATGTAAATTATCGTAAAAATAATGTAAATTATTGTAGTATGAAAATTACATACAATCCTATTTATGATAAATCATTAGATGATGAAATATATTTAAATAAAATTTAATAATTAAATATTAAATATTATATAAAGAATAAGTTTACAATGATAAAGGATAAAAAAAAATTATTTTTTGTTCTTTTAATATTATTATGTATATATTTTATAATTAGTGATAAATATTCTAATTATCAATTCATATATATAATTAAAATATTCTTACAATGTATAATTATTATTGTAGGATTTTTATTATTTAAACGTTTTAATTTAAAATATATAACTCATAAAATTAAAAATCAACATATTGAAGTATTATCAGATAAAAATAATCATAAGGATGCTGCTGAAATTATTTTTGAAATTGATCAAAATATTCAAAAATTGATAAAATTTTTAAATAATAAATATTCAGATATTAATTTAGATAATGAATTAAATAAGAAACCAACAAATATTACTATACATTTTTTAAAGCAAGTATTTATACGTAAAATATTAAAAGAATTAAATAAAACATATATACCTAATAATATTATTGAAAATTTTCCTAAAGAAAAAAATGTATTTACATCATTTAATATAAATAAAGGCGAAAGTATACACTTATGTTTAAGAAATTTTGTAGATGACAAATTTCATGATTTTAATGAAATTATGTTTGTTGCTTTACATGAATTAGCTCATAATTGTAATCATTCACTAGGTCATAATCCTGATTTCTGGTATATTTTTAAATTTTTATTAGAAAATGCTCAAGAAATAAATATATATGACCCAATTAATTATAACAAAAATAAATTTAATTATTGTTCAACTGATGTAACATATAATCCATTATACGATGATAAATTAAAAGATGAAAATTTTTTATTAAAAAATAGTATAAATATTAAAAATATTAAGTAATTAAACTATTTTTAATTTCTGGTATAATACCATTATTTAATCTAAGCTCATTCTTACGATATTCTTTATATTCTTCTAATTTATCATTAAATTCTATTTTAATTTCTCTATCTTTTTTTTCTTGATTTTTATTAAAATTTATATATAATTTATTTAATTCAGATTCTATATATTCTTTATGTATTAATAAATTTTTATCTAATATTTGATCTTGTATAATATTTATATATTCTAAATAATTTTCATTTGTATATTTTTTCCCAATTTTTCTACATAATTTAAATATTTCAATTAAAAAGAATTTATATTCTAATCGTTTCCAAATCATTTTTTTACTTATTGGATCTACTTCTAAGACTAAATATTCATATACTGATTTATTAATTCCTGGAAACATTAATAAAATTTTACAGTTATGATTTTCTTCAAAAGATACATTAAAATTTACTTTTTCTAATATTAAAATTAATCCATTAATTAATTTTTGAATATTCATATTTTTAATTCCATTTTTATTTTCAATTTCTTCTAAATAAATATTATTAACTATATCATCTAATAAATTATTTAATCCTATTAATTCAGATTCTAAAAATGGTTTTACATTTAATGTTAAATTAATAATATTATTAATTTGATCACCTGCTATATTATCTCCATTTACATTATTTTGTATATATTTATTATAATTATTAATATGCTTTATTGTTTTTTCATGTTTATTTTTATTAGAAGAACATGTAAAATTTATATTACAATATTGACAATTATATTCTTTTTTTTCTTTATTATATGGATTTTTTCTATTTTTATGTTCATTTAATTTAGATTCATATTTAAACTCTTTATTACACTTTTCACATTTATACATTTTATATTATATAATTATTTATATATATTTATATTCAAATTATATTTTTCGTATAATCCAATTTTTATTTTGGGGTTTTAGAAGAATATATTTTTAAGAATCATGTAATTACTATTAAAAAATTATATTATTCTGAAAATCCCAATAAATTTCTAAAATCCCAATTTATAATATTGGGAAATTAGAAGAAAAATATTCTATATTTTATAAAAAAATAAAATAATATGCAATATTTGAATGCAAAAAATAAAAATATTGGGATTTTACGAAATTTAGAAATATATTTTATAAATAAAAATTAAATCATTAACATTTAAATTTAGATAAATTATTTAGATATAATAATGAATAATATAATTTGGATATCAGAATATAATCAATATTTAATAAAAAATAATATTAATCTTGATATATATGACTATATTGATTATATTGCCGATATAATTGGAGGTAATTATAATAATGGATTTATTAAATATTTATTAAAATTAGATATTAGTAATATTTCTGACAAAGATAATCTAAATAATAGATATTGTATAACTTCTAATGAATTTTCAATATTAAAAATTAAAAATAATAAAGATATTAAAAAATTAATAAAAAAAACAAAATTAGTAATTAATCGAGATTATATTATTAAAATTCATAAAAAAAAATTTTTAAATATATTTGAGAAAAAAAAAATAAAATATTATTTACATCCTTATGCTTTTAAAATGTGTTTATTAACATCTGGACAATTTAATATATATTTTATTACGTATGAGCGTATATTTTATAATTATTATTTATATAAAAATCAAATTTTAAAAAATACACATAAAAATATCAATAATTTATTATTTTATACTAATGATTTAATAAAAAAAAATAAAAATAAATTATATCAATATTATCTATAATGATTTATTTATACCATAATTTGGTTTAGTTGTTCTTAACATTAAATTATGTATAGAATAATATAAAAGTGTTATAATTGAAACACCTTTTAAAGCTACTATTGTATATTGTAATATACTTAAAGTATCATAAGAAAATTTTCTTTCTATTTTATTTTTTTCATTTTGATATTCTTGTATAAAAAATTGTATAATTAATATTATAATAATTAATACAGTTAACCCTAACATAATTCTTTGAGATCCATTAGTTGTATCTGTTAATATATATCTTTCATCAACAAATCTATTAAATCTATTTGATAAATTATTTTCATTAACCCATAATGGATGATCTGTTTTTGTAAAATTATACCATTTACCATCTCTTGTGCTATCATAAACGTTAAAATGGTCAAATTTAGTTGGTAAATAATCTTTATATTGTAGAATAAAATTATCTAATGGTATATCATCATTTATTTTTTTATTAAATATTTTTTTTTGTTTATTTAGTGGTTGTATATTAGAGTCAGAAATTACAGATTCTGTAAATTTAGTTTCTATATTTTTTTCAGAATCCATTATTTATTTTTAATATTATATTATAT